TACTTATGTTATAAAGAATAGTGGTAATAAAATTTTTCATCTTCAGGCTTCTATTAAGTTGTTCCATCGCATGATGATAGATATGGCGTCTGGAAAAAAAGTGTCTTATCAACCTATTAATGTTACCAAAATTAAAGGTGAGTTTAAGCTTGGTTATACTAAAAATTATGAAGGTATACTTAAAATGAATCTTAAAAGTCGCGAATTTTTTATACCGAGTACTGAACATTGTTATTTGTCTAAGTTATTATTTAGTGAACGAATGCAGTGGGAAAGAAATAATGTAATACGAATCGGTATGAAACCTGATCATGGTGGTATGTATGAGCTCGCCCTTTTCCTTAATTATAAGTCAGACGAGATTTTTTGGTTTGATGGTGATATTGAAGGGCTTGATAAGAAGATAAAAGATTGGCAACTTTATCTTTATATAGCAACTGGTACTCGATATTTTAACTTTAAGAAAATGAATCAATCACAAAAAAAGTTTATTCGAGATTTAGTGAAAAAACTTATGTATCATATATCCACAAAAGTGGTCTTATGCGCTGGAACGTTTTGGCGTATTATGAAAGGCCTTATGTATTCTGGTGGTACTGAGACTTCGCATGGTGATAGCTGGGTTATGCTTTTGGCATTTTGTTTGTACATAACTCATACTATGACTGTTCATTATACTTTGGCTGATGTTATTATGTTAATGGTTAAACAGCGTTTTCTTGGAATTGTAGTTTATGGAGATGATCATATTATTTGTTGTCCTAAATTTTTGCGTTCTATAATAAATGTTAATTCTTTTGCTACCTTTCTTGCTGAGTATATGGATATGATACTTCGTGATTTTAAGGAATATGATGTATTCTTGTCCGTTCCCGATTATCATACTGGTGGATTGAGATATGCTGGTCCCAAATTTTTGAAGAAGTTCTTTATTAAAAATACGATTAATACTACTGATTTGGCTCCGGTTTTGCCTTATGTTCCTTTAATGGAGCCTATGGTTAAGCTTTTTTGTGATTCGGAAGCTTATCCTGAAAAATATATTCTCAAATCTATTAGTGCCGCGTGGCATACCTATGGTACTAATTATTTTCATTATGAATTGATATTGCATTTTTATGAGTATATGATGATGGGTAGAGTTAGGACTCCTTATCAGAGGTATCTCGATGCTGTTAATTCTGTTGATGGTCGTCTTACTATTAACAAGATGATTCGTAGATGTGCTATGACTGCTGAGCAACTCTTTAATCATTTTCCTACTATGAAAGAGTTATTAGGCCGTCATGTTTACGAGAAGAATAAGTGTGCTTACGGCAATAAAGGTGATTGGCTTTTTGCTTTGCAGGTTGAAATGGATGGTATTAATATTGTTCAAGTCGAGAAAGATGTCCTGCTAGGTCCGGTTAAGTGAATATTTTAATAATAAATAAAAAAAAAAAAAAACACACACCCCAAATGGAAAAAGAAACCGCAGGAACCCAGTCAACAGGGGGATACACAGTAT